CACGACCCCTGGTCTGCGGCTGCACCAGATCGACATCGATGAGTGGGCGCCAGGAACCTATCGAATCCTCGCCGCGTTCAGCAATGGCGACAGAGCCGCTTCGCTGGACTTCAGTTGGCCCCGCGGATGGAAGCGGGACTTGATGACCAAGCGTGCTGTCGTATGGGCGTTCAGTGAAGCCGCATTCACTGCGATCGAAATGAAGGGCGCTACGGCGCACTGAGCAATGCCACTGACCAGACATGGAGTCACCTTCCGCGATGCCTACCTCGAGGCCGCGGCGATCGCGAACGTGCGGCGCGCGATGCTCGAGACGCTCGAGCTGTATCACCCGCTTGCGCCGAGCCGTCTGCGCTTCGTGAATGATCGAGTCGTCCTGCAAGCTGCGCTCGAGCCTGAGGCGCCGGCAAACGGCGGTCAGATCGTCGAATTCTTGGCGTGTCCGTTTCGTCTCGTGCCGGCGGAGGAATCCGACTCCGCTTCAAACCCACAGGACGTGATCGAGATCGACAACATCAGCGGGGCCGTGAGCCGGGCGCTCAAGCTGACGCGCGGCTCGCTGATCCCCTGGGTGCTGACCAGCCGCGTCTATGCGAGCGACCAGCTCGATGCACCGGCGCAGACGCCGCCGACCGTAGTCGAATGCCGATCGGTGCAGACCACGACGAAGACGGTGCGCATCACCGGCGCGTTCGGCGACGCCGGCAATGTCGCCATCCCCGCGCTGACCTTCAAGCGCTCCGAATACCCGACGCTTGCAAGATGATGCCCGACACCACCACCGAGAAGCATTGGGCGTATGACCTCGTCGGTACGCCGTGGACGCCTGAGTTCGATTGCTGGGAGTTCGCGCGCCGGGTGTTCCTCGATCGGTACGGCATCGCGCTACCTGAGCAAGCCGCCGGCGTGCTGATCCTGGCCGGCGCAGCTCATTCGACAGGGCTGCGTCCTGTAGACGGTGACGAAGGCCAAGAGGGCGACCTCGTGCTGATGCGCGCGAGCACCGGCAAGCGCCACGTCGGCGTCATGATCCACGCGAACGGCAAGCTTGGCGTGCTGCACAACGACGGCCACCTGTCCCCGACTGGACCGGTCGGCTGCGTCAGCTTCGCCACGCTGCGCAATCTTCGCGAGCAGGGGTGCGGCGCCTTTCAGTTCTGGCGGAGGGCTCCGGCATGACACGCGTGCGCCAAGTGTGCGTGCCTGACCTGCATCCGCAGGACTGGCAGAACGTCAAGCGCGGCACATTGCTCCTCGACACGATGCCGGCGTGCACCGGCCCGGTCGTGCTGTCGCTGAATGGGGAGTTCCTGCTGCGCGCGCACTGGCCGCAGAAGCTCAAGCGCGACGACACGGTCGAGTGGTACGTCGATCAGCCGCAGGACAAGGAGAGTTTCCGAACCGTACTGCAGATCGCCGCGGTCGTCGCCGCGATCTACAGCGCGGGGGCCACCGCCGGCACGTGGGGTGCCTACGCGGGCGTCATCGCTGGGGCGGTGAACGTTGCGTACAACCTCCTCGTTCCTCCCACGGTTGTCCAGCAGCCCAACGATCCCACCCGAAACCTCTACAACGCTTCCTTGTCGGGGAATCAGGCGCGCCTGGATCAGCCGATCTGGCGGACCTGCGGCGTCGACCGGATCACGCCGCCATTTGCGGCCCGGCCGTACTACGAATACGACGACGCGGGCGATCAGTACTACTACGCATTGTTCGCGATCGGGTATGGTCCCGTCGACCTGCTCGGCGAGTTCATCGGCAAGACTCCGATCGGCAGCTACAGCGATGTCCTGACGCATCAGTACCTCGCACCTGGCGAGTTGCCGACCAGCGCGCTCGCGAACGTCGTCACGTCCGACAACGTGGTGGGCATGGAGCTGGAGACCGGGCGCTTTGTCGGCGGCTTCATCGCCTGCAGTCCGCTCCAGACGGCGGCCTCGATCGGCATCGACATCTTTGCCTCACAGGGACTCGGCAAGCCGGCGACGGAAGAAGACGACGACACGACAGTCACGATCGCCTGGAGCTTCGACTACCAGCGGGTCAATGATGCAGGGGCCGCAATCGACGAATGGCGCGTGCTGACCTCCGGGTCGAAGACCGCAAGCACAAACACACCGGTGCGCTTTTCGATCAAGGCCAATCTGCCCACGCCGATGCGCGTCAAAGTGCGTGGCGTGCGCATGAACCTGCGCAACACCAGCCCAAACGCGCGCGATGGCTTCCAGTGGGCAGGCCTGCGTGCCTATCTGAGCAACCCGGCGCCGCTGAATCCGAACGTCTCGCATTACCAGGTCGTCATGCGCGCAAGCGAGCAGCTCAGTGCGCAGAGCCAGTCGGACTTCTCGCTCATCGTGCAGGGCAAGTGCCGCACCTGGACGCCTGGCGATGGCTGGAGCTGCGATTTGTTCGACTGGGAGAACTACGAGGCCTCGCGCAACCCGGCCGACTGGCTGGGCGACCTGCACTCCGACACGATCTGGGGAGAAGGCATCCCAGAGGAGCGAATCGACCTCGAGACGCTGTACGCGCTCAAGCAGGTATGGGCCGCGCGCCAGGATCGGTTCGACTACACGTTCTCGACCACGACGGATGCCTGGACGGCCGGGCAGCTGATCGCGAGCGCTGGCCGCGCGCGCATGTTCCGCCGCTATGGCGTCAGATCGTGGGTTCGCGATGAGCTGGCTTTGCTCGGCGAGACTGCGTTGACGCCACGCATCTGCATCGGCGACATGGTGATGAACGAAACCCAGCCGCAGGCGTCCGACCCCGATGGCGTGATCGTCGAGTACGTCTCGAACGTGACGTGGGACAAGGCGACGATCGAATGCCCGTGCCCTGGCGTGGTGTCGATCGAGCGCCCGATCTACATCCCGATCGATGGCGTCAAGGGGGCGACGCACGCGCGCCGCGAAGGGCTGTATCACGCCGCCGACATGGCGCTGCGCAACCGCACCGTGACCGCGAAGACGGAGATGCAGGCGCTGGTCACTTCCTTCATGCTGCCGGTGCGCTGGATGCCGATGATTCCGGGATACGGCCAGAGTGGCGATGTCGCGTTCTGGGACGCGGACACGCTGGTGATGGGCCTGACCGAGCGCCCGGACTGGTCGAGCGGAGTGCTATTCCTGACACTGCGGCGTGACGATGGCAGCATCACCGATCCGGTGCGCGTCTTTCCGGGCCCGACGGTCTGGGACATCCGGCTGCCCGCGCCACCGGACTTCGACCTGGTGCTTGACGACGGCGCGCGCGAGCGACCGGTGTTCCTGCTCGGCACGCTGAGCGACGGGGACGAGCTGGTGAAGATCAGCAACCGCAAGGATGGCGGCAAGAGCGCGAAAGGCGCGCAGTACTTCGACATCGAGGCCGTCGTCGACGACCGGCGCGTGCACCAGGCCGACAACGCGTTCCTTCCTGGACCTGGCGATATCCAGGATCCGGTCGGTCTGCCGGACGATTCATCCGGCGGCGGAATCCTGGTGATGGTCACGCTCCAGGACCACTTCATTCGCGACGGGCAACGTCCGATCGGCGGCGGCAGTGAGGCAGGGATCTACTTCAACAGCGACGGCTCACTCCAGACCTATCAAGGCACTGGTGCGGTATTCACGAGCCTGCCGGGTGAGTGGCTGCTGGTGGTGGTCGAGCCTTCGGTGGCCGCGCAGTTCGAGATCTATGCGCACTGCAACATCGACACGACCGTCGGCTTCACCGGCTCCGATCTGTTTGACACGTGGCTCAACCTCGGAACATCGAGGCACTGGAGCAGCCGCGTGGGCTCGTATGCCTACGTGACCCTCAGCATCCAGATCCGCAAGGTCGGCGAGACGGTGCTGCAGGCGAGCCGCACGGTGATCCTCGAGGTGAACGACATCTACGAGGGCGGAGGCGGTTGAATGGCACTCTCACAAGCGAACAGCGCTACGGCGCACTGAAAGGATTCCGCCCATGGCAGCCGGAAGCATCGTAATCGACCTCCTCCTAAAAACTGGGAGCTTCGAATCCGACACCGTCCGCGCGCAGAAGGCGCTGACGGCGTTTCAGAAGA